CAAGAATAATTGTTCAATTCTTTAATTAGGTTTAAGCTATTTTCTTCTACTATCAAGTCATAGTCTTGTAACAATGCAATGCCATAGGTGACAGACCCTTGGCCTTTTATCGCTTTGACTATATTACACCCCTTTGATTTTAGTTCGTGCAAAAGCCGGGGTTCTGCGCTATCGCCCACAATAAGGCTATCGCTTGCATGCTTTAAATTAAGTTCGGCAATTTGTGATGTGGTCAAAGCTTTAAGATAAAAGCATTCTTTTAAATAGATTATTTTATTGGTGGTATCAATGTTGGTTTCAATAAGTGTGTTTTCGTCATTTGCAAAACCATAATCTTGGCCAAATACAGATACCCCTATTTTTTTAAATTCGCCTATCTTCCAATTTTCAAATATGACCCCCTCGGCTTTTGCAAGCCAAACCCCAAGCAATTGATGTTTGTATTTGTCCGGCCTACGTTTCTTTATGTTTTCTATTTGCTCTAAATAACTTTTAGATAGGTTTTTTATGTTATCTAAATATGTTGTATGTATATAGGTTGTATTTCCTTTGGTTCCATTTAGGCCATCATTAATACCCCTACTTTGATAAAAGCGTTCATATATCCAATGCTCTTTTGTAACCGGGTTCAATATAAGTATGACCCTATTTTTTTGTTTAAGGTTTCTTATACTCATATCTATTTTATCAAAAATATCTTCCGATACAAGTTCTTCGGCTTCTTCCATTACCCAAGTTGTGACGTTTGTTAAACTTTTTAAATTCGCGCTTTGGTCACCGCTTGAAGTTCTTATACCGCGAAATATGATCTTGCTTCCCGATAGCTTATTTTTAATTTCATCTTTGGTTATATAGAAATGGTCTTGCAATTTAAGTGTTTCTATTTTATCCAAAAATTCGGGTATGATAGAAATGTGGGCCGAAGTCAAAGTATACCTTGTAAATAATATTATATGGCCGGCTTCATAAGTAAGTAACAACAAAAGCAAGTTTATTGAATACGATTTACCGGACCCCCGGCCACCGGTTACAATAAAATACCTTGATGCTGCATTTTTTATGGGCGCATACTTTTTATTTATAATCACTTAAATTTTATAATATCATTAAAGTTAATATTAAAGCCATCACCCGAAGAAATATCTACGCTCTCTTTTGGCTTTCCGTATCGATACCCAAAGTATAAATTCATAGCCCTAGCATCACCATTAAAAATTTGCTCACCTAGTTTTTTTATGACCTTTTCATTGTCAATTAAATTATCTAGTTTTTCAATAAGCTTTTGTTCATCAGCTTTTTTAGGTCTACCGGCCCCATCACGTTTGCCGCCGTTATTTTTTCTTTTATCTTCCATTGAATTATTATTGTTTATTCAATTATATAACGTAATTACTTATGGTTTTTATTTAGCTTTAATCTTAATATTCTTTTTCTTATCAAGATACGCTCTTTACCCATTGGTAATTTGTCTAGTAATTGTTGTAGCTTTTGTATTAATTTCTTCATTTTTCTAGGTTCAATAGTTCTTCAATTTCACACAATAACATATTGTCAATATCTTCTTTACTATAATGATCTTTGTTTTGTTCGTATGCTAAACACCAAGGGCTTTTAATTTTTTTCATAGTATTGTATTTTTAATTAGTATTAAATATTATGATTCGCATGTTATTACTTCATAATCATTTTGGGGTTTTTTCCATTGGAAACTTTTTAAAACCATTTGGGCGCGTTCATCGTATTGTTCTTTTTCATTATTGTTTAGTTTACGATATTCAAGTTCGGTTTCTGTATACCCATCATGTCTTTCGATTTTATATTCTTTGATTGTGTTTAATGCTTCTATGTATTTTTTTTCTAATTCATCATAGTTATCTTGCACTTCAAGTAATTTTGATAGTTGGCTATATTCAAATTGTGATGAAACATTAAAATGGCTTTCAAGTTTGCGCCAATATTCAACTTCATATTTTCTATATATAATAAATTGGTTAAAAGAATTAATAGCGGTTGCATGGTGGTATGATTTTATTTCTGAATTTGCCGCTAAATATTTTGCAATACCTTGGTAGGTCATTTTAAATTTTGTTTTTAATATATAACAAAAAAATGCGCGGTGTTCAATTACTTGGCGCGCCCTTGATTTGTTGTATATGTCTATTGATGTTATTTCATACAAAAGGTCATAAGTTTCTTTTGGGTTTTTTAGTAATTTAAAGTTTGTCATTGCTTTGTAGCTTTTGTATATATAACGCAGCGTCCATAAGTTCTTCTTTAAGGTGCTGCAAAAAATCATCTTTGTTATTGTCTTGTAAGGTTGTTTTGTATTTGTCTATTCCTACACAACTTCTTATGTCAAATTCGCGTTTAAGATCTTCAACTATTTTATCTTTCATTCTGTCCTTAATTTTAATAGGTGGTAACACTCGGCATATTTTTGTCTTGCTTTGCCTTTGTATTCTTGTTTAAATAATTCGTATAATTTTCTTGTATATTGATATTTGGTATCACAATCTTTAAAATATTTCTTGGCGAATACGCGCCCACGACCTTTGAATGCGTTTACATTGTCGGCTTGGTCCCCGACTATCATTTGTTCATAAAAATTATACATTGCTTCATCTTCGGATATGTCAAGTATTTCTTTTTTAGAGTAGAAATAATTGTAGATTTTCGCGGGAAATTGTCGGTAATCTTTATCAATGCTAACGATCATTACTTCATCGCGGCCTATATCATCTGAAATATTTTTCCAATACCTTGCCACTACATCATCAGTTTCAACGCCATAGGCATAAATACTATCATAGTAATCTTTTACATATTGGTGCATTTCATTTAGTAGTGGGGGCAATTCTTGTTTTTTCCTATTGGCCTTATAAGTAGATGTTATGAGTTTACGAAAATTTCCTTTTGAACCGCTAAATGTCAAAACCTTTTCTATTGGCATTTTGTCTTCAAGATCGTTTATTATTTTAAAATATGCTTGGTCAAATTTATTTCTTGCATCTTCAATGTCTTTATAGAAAAGATCATCGTCCGGCGTTTCACGTTTTCGATAACAACTTGCAAAGATTAAACTATCGGCATCTATTAATAAAATCATATCTCTGTAAGTGTTTCCTTTATCATCTTGTGGTGCATCTTTTGCATCTTCTTTTGCTCTTTAGTAACCATTTTTATAATAGATGGTAAATCTCTAAAAAGTTGGTCTACATTCATTACCAATGTTTTTTCTTCAATATCACCATACCCAAAATATAACTCCCCATCACCGCACCATAAAGTGTGCGTTTCATATATATAAGTATGTGTTTGTGCATCTTTTAATTGCTTTTCTAATCTTTCAATCTTTTCTTCTAATTCTTTTATCCTGTTATCTTGTCCCATTTGTCTATTGTTATATTAAGTTTTAAATAATTTTTATTCTTGGTTTCTTTTACTTGGTAGTTAATTTGTACATCGGTTATTTCACTATCTTGGGTAGTATGATATTCTATTTGTTTTTTTAGTTTTTCCCAAGCCGCTTTGTTTACTTCCATATAAAAAAGTTATTAATCTATTTTTATTATTCCATTTGGTAATGAATCTAAATCATCTCCCCAAGTTGTAACTACAATCATATCTTCGCCATCAAATGAATGAGATTCTTCAAAACATTCGGCAAAAATGCTATCTTTGTTTAATATAGCAAACAATCTTTTGTAAAGCCCTTTGTAGCCTTTTGATTTTTGATTTACTAGTCTGTATGTTACAAATGTGGTCATGGTTATTTTGGTTTTGTTTTTAGTTGTTATCTTCTAATTCAGCTATGGCCAATTTTATTTTTTTAGTTTCTGTCTTTACCGCGCTTTCGATTATTTCAAAATGTTCATTTGAAGTTGTAGATAGTAAAGTGATTAAATCATTACTTCTTTTTTTTAAATCGTTTATCGATATATGGTTTTTAATTTCGTGATACTCATTGTCTAAATATTCATCACATTCGAGATCCGCAAGTTTTACATCTTTAAGACTTTTAGCTTTTTTGTTTAAGCCCATATCTTCAATACCACTTAATTCATCATTAAGGCCATTTAAAAGGGCATTATAATCTTCTAAAAATTCGGCAATTCTTTTTTTTAAGTTTTCCATTTTCTGTTTTTGTTTAGTTAATACTATTTCAATATACTACAATATACAAAAAAATATGTTATTAACAAAATTGTGGACAACTTTAATCGGGTGATATGTCAATATTTATTCTTACCGCTTGGTTTTCTTTAAGCAAGTATACATCTTTATGTATTCTTTTTTTTGTGTATACGCTTGTATCGGGGCAATACTTTTTAACCGGCTTTGGCATTTCAATTGTATCAAGCCAATACATAAAATTGCCTTTAGGATCGTTTACAAAGAAAATTTTTACAATGTCTTTATCAATTGCCATTAGTGAATTATATTTATCACTTTCAAGCATTTTTTCTTCATAGTATTTTTTTCTGAATTTCATTTCTAAAATACAATTTTTTCCTTTTGGCGTTTTTCCAAAAGCATCATAAGTTTTATTTCCGGTACCGCAATGTTCTAAACTCCAACCATCAAGATTTAATAAAAATACGACCGCTTTTTCCCAATCGTTAATTGTTTTAATTTCCATTTTCCCATATTATATTTAATTCCTTTATCCAATTTTTAATTGTCCTAGGTGAACAAGTACATGGCTTTGTAAATTTATGATTATAGTATTCACTATGTAGCCTACAAATTAAATCAAATTCAATAGTGTTTAAAGTATTTTTTTTAACGCTTCTAAAATTTGACCAAATTTCAAAATCTTCTTTATTAAATATTACCATCTCTTAATTTTTATTTCATTTAACTTTTTTCTTTTGTCTTCACACCCACAATCGGTACCCCAATGTTTATGATATCGATTTACCAAAAACTTAATTCCGGTATACTTTGTAAAGTAATAAATAATATTTCCTAGTTTCATTTTTTTAAAATTTTTGTTTTCTAAATACTTATATTAAAAAGATTTTTTTGCTTTTCAAAATACAACATATATTCTTTATCATTTGATGATCCACTTCTAGGTTTTCGGCCCCCTATAATTCCTTTGGCAAAAATATTTGAAGTCTTACCATATATTAAGCCATCTAAACAAGCCCAAATTATAATTGATGGTTTACCCATATCTACAAGCTTTACCATTTTACGCGCCGCCAAGGGTAGGGGGTACGCTTCTTTTATATTTCTATTTCTTCCCTTTACCTCTATATAACAAATTTTTTCATTTATAGTTACCTTATAATCTACATCATATTTACCGAGTTTTTTCCATTTGGCAGAAAATTTTTCACAAAATATTTTAATAGCTTTTTCTTCTCTTTTAAGATCATTGTTTGATTCAAAAATTTTGCTCATAATAATTTTTTCAATTTGTTCTTTACTTTTTTATATGTATTATATAATGAATAGTATTGTATTTTACTTTTTCTTGAAAATTCGGCTATGCTTTCGCCCCCTTGTATTATTTCAAATACTTTGCGGTCATACCAATACATTTTTTTTAAAGCTTTTTCTACCTTTAAATATGGTTCAATGTAATTAATATCATTTTGACTAATTTGTATATCATCAATAGAAATTAAATTTATGTTTTTAGCTTTGCGCTTATAATCATAAAACAATGTTTTAAGGGTTTTATATATATAATAGTAATTAATTTCACTTTCATTATACATTATATCAAGCCCCTTTTTTTCTATCAATAGCATTATTTTAATATACATTTCTTGTGTAAGATCTTCGGCTAATTCTTTTTTGCAACCAAAAGACATACAAATTTCTACCCATTGTATGTGCTTGTTTGCTATTAATAACATTGTTTTTTTTACCATATCATTTTAAAGGGTCATATAAATCATTTACGATTGTAGGTAGGCCTTTTTCGTTTACTTCAAAGCTGAAAGTATCAAAAGGGTACCCACGACTTCGCCCACATTTTACAGATGTATAACCTTTGTTTTGGAAATTTTGTTCGAGTAGTATAACACTTTCAGATTTTTTTTCTAGGGCACTACCTAGGTGACCGGTCCCAAGTTTTGCGCTACCAAAATTTTGATGTATTACATTTATTATGTGACAATTATTTTGTTGTGATATTCGCATTAAGGCACTAACTAAATTATTGCTTGCTTCAATAGAATTTACGTCATTGCACAAATCGGCTACTCCATCTAAAATAACCAAAGATGGTTCACTTATGTTTTCTTTTAAATAGTACTCAAGAAATTTTAATCTATCGACATAGCTAATTGTTCGCAATGCAAATGTTTTATATTTTTCTTTTGGAATATTTGAATCCATGTGTAGGGGCCTTTGAAATACACGGCTTGCATGATAGGTCGATTGTTCGGTGTCAATATGAATAAGGCTACCATTACCCCTATGGCCTTTTATTTTCCCACCATATATATTTGTACCACTTAAATATGCGCTTGCTAGTAAACTACAAAAAAAGCTTTTACGGGTCTTGGGGGGCGCGGTGATGGTGCTTAAATTTCCATAGCTGCAAATTCCAATTGGCACTATTGTATCACCTAGCGGTCTTTGAATTACTTTTTCACCATAACTAATTGCCGTTGGTGGGTAGCTAATTTTTTCTTCAATATCAATGAAACAAGTATCTGCGATAAATTCCATTAACATATTTTCTTCGGTTTGTTTTTCTGTCATTCGTTAAATATATAAAAAAAAGGTGCAAGCTAAAAAACTTACACCCTTTATAAATTAGGTCAATTAAAATGGCAAGCCATCATCTTCAACTTTTTTGTTTGGTATTGCGCTTTCAAAAGATTGTGTTTCTTCACGTTCTGCAACTTGAATTTTGCCGTCTGAAACCCAAACGACCTTACCATTACCCAAATATGTTTTTTGCATTTTGGCCTCACGTTGTTCTTTGCTTTGGCTATCTACAATTGCTACATTATTTCCGTATCTTGTTTCATCTTGTAATACGATACTAAAATTATAAAAAACGGCATTATCGCGGCCTTTTACGAATTTTTCCTTTGGGAGTTTATCTACCCTAATACTTGCATTAATTATTGCACTCATTGTTTATATATATTTATTGATTAATATTCTATTTGTTTAGTTTTTCTCATTTTCTAAAATTTCTATATTTTTTTTAACTGAATAACCATTAAGTCTTAAAAGATTTTTAGCCTTTATAACCTCTCTTTGTTTTATTCGGTAGTGCTCGAATATTTCGTTGCTTATTGCCATAGTGTTTTTTATTTATTTTGTTTTAAATTGGCCATGCTTAAATCTAACTTTGCCTTTATGATCTTTACAAGCCAAAGCAATTAATTTATTGCCATCAAATTGACTAGCCCATTTCCATTGCTTTAATTTAAGTTCATAGGTTTGTTTTGCGCGGCCCCCCTCTATTTTAAATTCGTTTGATTCTAGTTTAATCTGTATAACCGGATAATCATACAATTCAATACCAATACCCAAATTAAAACAAGCGCGTTTAAAACTATCACTTGCTAAACCTTTTTGGCTATCGGCTTGGCTTTCGGTTCCGGTATCTTCTTTTGATACCCAATGTTTGTTTTCTTGGTCCCAAATTGATACAATACAATTTTTATTGTCCCTTGTGTGTTCGCGCTTCCAACCAAGGACCCCACAAACTTCATTAAGTCTTTTGATGTCTACCCTTGCATCTTTATATGCTAAAATGGTAGCATAACCACCTTTGTTTATAGATTGTACCCTAAAGTCAATATCTTGTATTTCTAAAGGTTTTGATAAATTGTTTAATTCCATTCTGTTATTGTTTATATAATTGTGATACTTCTATTTTTGCTTTTAGTTCTTCTATCTTATTACACAAAGCTTCTATTCTAAATGTATACTCGTCAAATTTAGTTTGGGCGGTTTCTTGTGAAAAGTTATTTACCATTATTGTATGTTGTATAAGGTTGACTTTAATACATCTAAATTTTCTTTAATTCTAATTTGCTCAAAAGGCTCATCAAGTAAAATTGCCCTTTTTAACTCTAATTCAAATTTTTTAATCTTGCTTTTTAAATCATGTTTTTGTGTTATCATTCTGTTTTTTGTTTAGTTAGTTTTTAATTTTGTTTTCCATTACGGCATCAATTATTTCTTGTCTTTCAAATAAAAGTAATCTATTAAATCTATAAGGTTTTAATTTTTCGGCTTTTATTAAATTAGCTATTGTCCCAACCGAACATCTTAAAAATTCGGCGGCTTCTTTTGTATTAAAAAAAATAGGGGGTTCTTTTTCCATTTATAAGTATTAAATATTAATAATACCCAAAGATAGATAAAAAAAAGTAATAAACAAAAAAAAGAGCTAAACGGCTAATTAAACCTTTTAACTCTTTAATTATCTAATAACTAAAACAGAATAGACAAATATAAGTTAATTCATTTTATCTACCAATTGTTTGTAATGAATTATTTTGTCATTTAATTCATCGGTACTAAATTTTACAATTTGTTTAGATTTTACAAATAATTCTTCGGCGGTACCATCACCAAATTTTTCATCTAATTTTTTACTAAAAATAAATTGTCTACCATAATTGTATACATTACAAGATACACATTGTGGCATGCAATTCAATATTTCCCATCTAGTAGAATAATTTTTCCTACTCATAAAATGGCCGCATTGCATACCATCACCAAACCAATGGGTTTTTTTGTCACAAGTGAAACAAGAAACCATACCAAGATCATCAGCATATTTTAATCTAATAAATTGGCTAAATATAGCATCTAGTTTTTTTACAATTTTACTTCGAGATATTTTTTTTGGTTTTTTAGTTGGCATTTTTTAGGGCTTCAAAATAAAATTTTGTGTTTTTATATTTGTTAATTAAAATTATATATAATAACTTTACACTTTTTTATTACTTCAAGTATAGAAATATTAAATAAATAAACAAAAAAATACATCAAAATAAGAATAGAAAAATATATAGTTTTTGGACCCTTAATATAAGCAAAAAATTCTATCTGTTTTTATTAAGTTGTTTTTCTTTATTTTTAGAACCAATAGATGAACCAAAAAAGAAGTTTATTACCTGTTGGCGTTCTTGCAATAAGGCCGTAGTTAAACCACCAATTGCCGAAGAAATAATTGCAATTAATGTTTTGTCTTCCATATATATCACTACAAGTATTTCAATAATCAAGGCAATAAAAACTATCCACAAATTCCAAAAAATAACCCTTTTGGCTATGTTATCGGCCATTTGGTTTTCTACCTTATACATTTCACGCGCACCGGCGCGATCTTGGTAATCTAATTCAATAAGCTTATAGGCTTCTTTTTCTTGTTCGGGGCTTATACCATCATCTTTTTTTATTAGTGTCTTAACGGCCCCCAAAATATCACCGGTAGCCACATCACCAACCATACTAATGGCTTTTTCTAAAATATCGGACCGGCCAATTTCGCGAAGCCAATTGCCAACCCTTGTACCATCACCACCATTTTTTTTTAATTTTAGGTTTTTACTCATTACTTATTTTTTTTTCTTAAAATATACCATTTATTTAATGTGTATAATATAGTAACCAATAAAAGAATGATTTTTAAAGCAACATCAATATTTGTCATTGAAAACAGAAAAGTACCTAAATTAATAAAAAGGGTTTTATAGTCTTGGTCCATTTTTTTATTCGGTGTAAAAAGTGTATAAACCTTTTTTTCTTGTTATTAAAGCTTGTTTTCTATTTTTACCTTTGTTAAAAGATATGTGAACCCAATGTGGTTCAAATTTACCATACTCCCAAATAATTTGATCATAGTCTAAATTTTCGCGTACCCAATCAAATATTTCTTTATTTGTTTTACCCCCCATATTTGTAATATCAAAAGCTTTTCCATCTAAATGGCTGCTAGTAAAAGACCCTCCAAGACTAGAATTAAGTTCTTTTGACCTAAACATACTATTAATTTTTATTGGTTCACCTACCCATTTTCGTATCGGTTCAAAAACTTCTTTTGCAAGTTCTACCATATTTTTAATTTGCTCTTTGGTAGGTACGTTTTTTATGTCATTACGCTTTGCATGGTTTGATTTTATGGCTTCCCTATATGAAATATGTTCACTTATGTTTTTAGGGTTTTTATTTGTCTTTTTTGTAGCTTCCATCTTTTAAATCTATTATAATTGGTCCATACTTTTTTTCAATTTCTTTTTTAAAATTCTCACTCTTTACATTATTTTCTGCGAACATGTGCGACAAAGTATGTATTTGAGTTTGCAATAAACCAATATCATGTAATATTGCTAATTTTTTTTGTTCAAATTCTTGAAATGCTTTTAATTCCTTTTTTGATAGTTTGCTCATTTTATTATAGGTAATAATTCATAATATTTTCCGTTACTTCTTCTTGGTTTAGGCTTAAATCTTTGTATAGTATAAATTCAGCTATAAACATTTCGGTTGTATTTCCCAACATAAAATTAATTGGCGATGTCAAGGCACCGGGTACACTATATAAATTAATTAATGCCGGGTCACTCTCAAATTCGCGAAAAAAACCATCTTCACCGGTATAAGAAATACCATTTTGTATAATTTTTGAATAAATTGATTTAAAACTATTTCTCTCGCCCGGTTCCCTACTTGGTAATAATTGAATAAGTGGCCTACCGGGTGGCCTACCAACATCTTTTAAAATATTATATTCCAATTGGCCGGGTTCTTGCCTTGGGCTATAAGATGATACATTATAAGATTGTAAACTATTAAATCTTGGGCGAAATTCGGTTATTAATGATAGTTGTGTTTGATTTGCAAAATATATTGTTGGTTTTCTATTTTGAAAAAACATTATTTTATCCTTAATTATATATGGCGCGTTAAAAGGATCTGCTGTTAAAGTTTCATTACTACCACCGGCTTGGTCATACCATTTAACGACCCTTAATGTGGTTCCGAATGGTAATAAATCTGTTTCGTTTATTTGTGTTTCTAGTAAGTCAAAAGTTTCTAGTTCTTTATTTATAACTTGTATTACATATTGCTCGGGGTTACTTGTAAGGTTTCTTAAAGAATAGCCGCTTTCGGGTTCACCAAATTTTTCAATAAAAGATTTTTCTCTCGGTATTTCACAACTAGCATAAGGCTTATAAACAAGGCCCCAATTTACGTCATTGTCACATACACCCGATCCCCACCAACTTTTTGAATATATTTCATTTGCCATTTTTTATTTTTTTATTTTTTAAAAACAATTTTAGTTTTTCAATGTTTTTTGCTTTTGGTTTATAAGTCATTTTTACAAATTAAAGTACCCAACCATTAAATAGACTATCATTAGATGGTGAAATATCATCATTTTTTGAGTTATTATACTCGGGGTATGTAGATGAATTATATCTCATAAAGTCAATAAATCGCCTTGAATACCATTCGGCATTTGTACGCGCTTTTTCAACTAAAAAATCAATTTCAGATTTATCTACGCTTTGAGAATTTTCGGCTTGATGCTTGTATACGCCCCCATTAGCAATAGTATATGCACAAAATGGGTAGAAATTCGCTTGGCCAAACCAAATTAGCATACTTACAATATGGTCGTTTAATAATGTTTTCCATCTTGCATTGGCCGGCAAATCAATTCCGGCTACAATTGCAGCCGTTAAACCATCATACATTGGGGTACCAATTATTTCTTGCACATCAATTTCTTGCGCGATTTTGATATGCTGCAAAAGTTTTGAAGTATCCAAATTTCCGTCAATAATTGAGTTTCTTACTAGGTCGGTTCTATTTATAAAAAGTATTGTAGCCATATATTTTTATTTTACGCCCGGGTAGTGTCCTTGATTCGGCATGTTAACCGGGGCAATTTCAGATTGTTTTGTGCCCCAAGGTGATTTAATAAAACTTGGTGGTATATTTCTGTCTTTTTTATAAGCATCTAAATTGTCAGATGGTTCGGTGTTCTTTTTAAGGCGATATAAAACGCGAACCCATTTATGACGGCAATATACACCCCCCTTAAATTTAAACAAATCGTAGGCTTTTCCTTTGTGTCCTAGCCTATCATTTACGCCGTCCCTTGATGCTTCGTCTATACCCTCTAGTCTGTAAACAACACCTCTTTTAGATAAATTCATCATATTTTTACAAAAATCTCTTGACTCGTTTCCATCTTTCATTTGCTTTGTAGACCCAACCGCGTACTTGTATCTAATCTTATAATTTTTACTATCTAAATAACTAAAACCATTTGGCCTTGATGTGACTTCATCGGCAAATTTTCTAAAGAAAGATTTTTTTTGTTTAATACATAAATTGGCCCAATCTTCATCACTTATTTGTACGTCTGTGTCTAATTGATCTACCAATTCGTATTCATCACCTATAGTTTCACCTTTTAAATTATTTAAAATTTGCTCTCCCAAATCATCAGATAAAAATTCCGAATGCGATTCACAAGGCATATACCAAGTCTTGCCGTCTTCTTCAATATGTTCGTGAAAACCTTTACAACCTATCATTTTTGCAATTTCTTGGGCTTCTTCTTTTGTTGCGTAGGCTTGTTTTCCGTCAATTTGTTTTAAATCTATTGTCGCCATATTGGCTTTAATATAACCGCAAATTTTTGGGGCCGCTTCTGCGCCGTATCTTTCGGTTTGCTCTTTTATGCAAGTGTCCCAAGGGTATTTTTCAAGATTTACCTTTGACATTTCAAGCCCGGTTTCTTCTTCAATAGTTTCTTTGTCTTGCAAAGTCTTATCTACCTCTGTAAATTCAAGTGGTTGTAAGGTCGTAAAGTATAGGTTTAAGCTAATTTCGTTATAAGCTAGTATCTTATCAAAGTTATCTATTAAAAGTTCTTGAAATGGCCTTATAATAGTGTTATCCATGAGAATGGAAGCGGCGGTGATTTCATCGGCATTATTTCCGAAACCGGACCCATTATTAATACCTAGTAATTTTGGTGAAACTACCCGGTGAGATAACATTACTTTTTTTTCGCACTCTTCCGACAAAAATTGATATTGATTGTGCGCATCACTTAATTGAACCGGCGTTATTTCGGCTTGGCTCTCTTTATTGTCATTAAAGCTTACAATCATACGGCCGCTATTACTTGACCCTTGAAATTTTGCGGCTATCCTACTTTCAATTAATTTACGTTCCTGTTGGTTTGGGACCCCATTATTAAAATTTAATAAAAGCCCCGGGCTTAAACCATTAAGAATATTGTTTAAATGATAGTTTGATACCTCCTCTTCGAGCTCACTATATTGAAGCCCACCTTGATAGTCTACCGGGGAATAGTAATAAAAACCACTTTTATAGGGCTTTATGTATAATATTTCAATATCATCATTTGACATACCCCAAGCCGAAATTCTTATTGGTTCATCGGCATTAGTAAGATTTACCCAATCATTAAAATAGTAATACGCCGGTACGTTCCCATCTTCATCACATTTTGCAGCGCGTAAAGTTTCAATAGGCATGTGTTCAATTTCAGCAATTCTAGTTCTATCTTTTGAATACACAACTTGAATAGCACATTGGCCCATTAGTTTCAGATCATAGCACAATTTTCTTACTATTTCTTTTTTAAACAAAGATACCATCTGTGCATACTCATTCGGTCTTCGGTTACTATCGGTAGCGTTTAAGCCTTTACCATAAATTTGTTGGCTTATACCATTTATACATGCTGAATTTGTTGGTGAACCATTAAATCGGTCTATCAAAAATTTGAAATGGTCATTATATTCGCCATACGAAACCCAAGCTTCGCCGTCTACTTCTTTTACAATTGGGCTAGAATAGGTGTTTAATTGAATAAAGCTAGTTTCTGAATTTTTAGTTTTTTTGGCAAATTGTCCCTTGCTATTTCTTTTTCTCATAATACTATATAATCATTATTAAAGCCGTCATATTCTTGGTATACACCTTTATTTAATTTATAAAAATAATCGGGGTCCCCTTGAATATTTATTTTTTGTTCGGTACAAAATATCATATCCCGATATATTACATTCGTTTTTAATATGTCCGAAAAAATAGTAATATTGTAAAAGTGACCCTCTACCATATTTGTATATGTGTTATTGTAGATGTTTATTTGGTCATTTATAATTTCAATATTTCCAACACCCAATATTCTAGGCACCAAAGCATATTCAACAATTACATTCGTGCTATTGTCTTGTATATTCATAAAGGCGGTAGTGACATAATCACGCATTATACAAGTAAATCGGTTTGCGGCTTGGGGTCTAAATATAATCATCAAATATATAACGTATAAATATAACTAATTTGTAAAAACAAAAAAAAAGCACCCTATAAAGAATGCTTTAATTTTAAAAAGTATATTAATTTCTACGTTGGTACCACTTGTGTACTAGAGATATTTGTAGGTAAAAGAGTTATAAATACCGGTGCGTTTTCTTCCATTGCTTCCATAGTTACAACAAAGCCGCTTAAATCTCCGGGGGCGGTTCCGGTTTGAATTTGACCCGATGTCAATTCCGTACCATTATTTTTCCCGACAAGAAACAGATTTCCGTAGTAATCTTCTACAAGACAATTAGGCCTTGCTTGTGCAACAATTTCTAGTTGTTCTTGAGTACAAGCATCTAAAAATGTTAATGTTAGATTTAATGTTTGTGTGTAAAATGTCGTTCCGGCATCTCTACTCGATGTAATTGTGGTGTCAAGACTTGAAGCCCCTTTTACTTCATACTTAAACCATTCAATAGCGGCATCAGTATATGCAAGTGTACCCTCGCAAGTACTTGGATCAATTATTACAGAGCTTATATTTCCGAATGGCATTAGGTAAATATTCTTTATCCCGCCAAAAGCGGCCTTACATGGTAATTTACGACCCGATTTGATTAAACATGGCATAGTTTTATATTTTTTTTATTAAAAAAGGGTAGATAAGTTTTTACCCACCTACCCGATTTTTATTATTAATTATTAATTTTTAAGCGTATTGTACGATGTCATTTGTCCCAAATTGTACCCCCGAAGTAAACCTCATTACCATACGGATTGTATCGCTGCCGTCCAAATTTGTCATGTCTAAAACCTTGATTTCGTTTGAATTATTCATTAAACCGGTCCCAAAAAATAAATTTGACCTTTGCGCCGCGTACATTTTATTGTCACTCATTCCCGGACAAACAAAAACTTTAACGCCGTTCACCATTAGTGAGCCGTTATTATACCAAGTTGGACCCATGTTATTAACACCGGCGGCCCCTTGGCCATTTGCTAAAAACCCCCCGAGAGCAGCCACATACAATTTTGCCGCTTTGCTTGATACATATACAAAAAGGTCTTCCTTACCAAAAAGTGTATTTGGTATTGCGTTTGTAACCTTTGTCATTTCACCGATTATATTTGCAGCCGTTAAACCACCACCGGGTGCCAACACAACTTGTGCCGCCGGTATATCACCGGCCGTTACAGCGGTTTGTATAATTTTTTCAAAACCATCAAAAGAATTAGGTGCCGTTACGCTGTTAAAATCACCTCTCCAAATATTTTGCTCATTATTACTCGCAACTTCCGCAGAAACGTGAGCAATTAGAAAATCTGAAAAATTAGGCGGTAATGTTTGTGAAAGACCATAACCCATTTGTTCCGATTCCCAATTTTTTACAAAATCTTTTCGGCAAAGGCTCAAGTTTACTTGTAAAGGCTTCGGCTCTAAAATACGTTCTGTAAGTGTAATTGTAGATGTCGCGTCAAATTCACATGTAGCGGTCTTTACCAACCCATCGGTTCCCAATTTCTGTATAACCTCTTTCCATGAGATGTTAGCCTTAATGGTGAGGCCGCCATCATCAATAGTACTCGCACTCAATAAAGCTGCTGCGATATATTCACCGGCGAAAGACCCGGCATAACTTGAATTTATAACTACGGCGGTAGCAAGGTTTACATTCCTTTTACTTAAACCTACATTTCTTTTGTTTAATTTATTCATTTTTATTATTTATTTAATTTGCTTAATACTCTATCTAAAGTTGTTCTATATTGACCTTTACCAAATTGCACTTGTGTTTTTTGTGGTGTTTTTGATTCGGGGCTATGTCGTAAAGGTTTTCTTGATGCACTCATTTTTTCTTTTTTCTTTTCTTCAGAATAAAGTTTTTTAAGTTCTTCAATATCGGCTTTTACTTCTTCAATTACCGGGGCAATAACTTCAACAACGGCTTCAATAATTGCTTCAATTTCGGTCGCTACTTCTTCGGGTACTTCGGTTTCAATAACTTCTTCAAGGTCTTCGGTTTCTTCTTTTGCCGGTACTTCATCAGATACTTCGCGTACATCTGCTATAAGACCCTCGGCTTCTACAACAACCAAACGCCCATCTTCGAGTAAATACTCACCCACAGGCATTGCGATTTTTTCTTCATCGCTCATAATAAAAATTTCACTATCTTTTTCAAAAGTTTCGGCGGATACAATAGTTCCGTTTTCTAACTTCATTTCTTCAAGCTTCACTTCTATATTTAAAAGCGTTCTAATTTGATTTAACATTTTTGTTTTTTCCATACTATATATATAACGATTATTAATTTAATTTTTGCGTTTTTACTATGTCCTTGTTATTGATCCGATGCCTTGCGCTTCAAATGAACCATCACAACATTCAATAGAATAAGTTGATGTGTCCCAACAAAGGCACGCGCTATTACCCCCTAATGGCGATGAATTACTTTCAATTATTGGCTTATTTTTATTTCTTCTATTCATTAAATAGAGCGGCTTTCATCTGAAAATCTTTGTTTTTGGCTTTCAAATTCATTTTGTTGTTCTTGAAAAAATTCTATTTCCCTAATGTGTTCTTCCCAATTCGGGTATACATCATTTACATCAATTCCAAGTTCATCAGCTTTTTCTTTAATCCCATTTAATCTTTCCAAATCATCGGCCACATCATCGGGGGTTAAAAAACTCTCGGAGTTATTAAAATATACATCGTAAATTTCGCGGCCTATTTCATACCAAGCATCATATTTTTCATCAAACCATTCATCTACCGAATAACTTAAACGGCCCACTTCATCTCTTAATGTTTCAAATTCATAGTCTAATTCATCTACAAGGCCCAATTTTACGTTTTGTCTTTTAAGGCTTGTTTTTTTATTTGCTATTCTTGCAAACACTTTTTCTTTTGTCGTTTTCATTTTTATATATATATTAATTAGGCGTTTTTCCAAAAATCATTAAAACCGGTATAACTTGTAACTTCGCGGTATTTGTCTTTTGCATCGGATATTAAAGCCGGGGCATTGTCTACCCTTTGTTTTAAATCATCAAAATCACTATAAATTTCGTTTGGGTCAATACCTAATTCATCGGCTTTTGTTTCTAATTCATTTAAAGCTTCGGTTAAAATTTCGGTAATTTCCGGTAAATCGGTTGTTGTACCATTTATAATATAATCATCAAGGCTATATTTCATTTTAAAATCATCATAGGCATCAATTATTTCATCGCCATATTCATAAGCTAAATATGAAGCTTCGCTTTCGGCTTGGTCAAAGGCATCGGCTTCTGTTTCAATTGTTGAAACTAATGACAAATCTACTTTATGTGATTTAAGGCTAGTTTTATTTGCCGCTATTTTATCAAATACTCTTTTTTTGGTGTTTCGCATTTTATATTTGGTTTAATTTTGAATTTGCTTCATTTATTTTTTCCAAAGATTCTTCGTAAAGGTCAAAAGAATCTTTAAATTGGTTTAATTCGCTAGGTTCTACGCCCAATTCTTTAGCCAAATCTTCGGTTTCAATAAGCTTTTGTTCTAGCCTATTTGTTTCATCGATTAAATTTTCCAAGTCTACTTCTAAACTATTTGAAAAACTAGCAAATTCGCTTTGTATTCTTTCAAGTTCTTCAAAGTCAATTTCTATATTTTGTAAAATTACACTTACACTTGATGCAATACTTGTTAATTCAAAAACTACGTTTAATTCTATATTATGCTTTTTAAATTTTTTTTTCTTTGGCATTTTAGAATTTACCCTATCAATACTATTTTTCATTTAATATATCTTTTATTTGGTTTAATACTTGTCCCGACATTTTTTCTTTGTCTTTTGGTTTGCTTGAAATTTTATCGGCAAAAAATCCCTCTATACTGAAACCCTTGCAAAGACCCGATAAAATATATTGGTCCCAAACTTCATCATTATTGACCTTAATACTTCCTACCCACGAACCAACCGGTACGTCAAGGCCATACAATGCCGTTTTATCTTTTTGTTTATCTTCGACAATCCAACTTTCAACCAAGGTAAGCCCGGTTATTTTGCTAGCATGCTCTAATGTAGCATTGCTTTGATTACCATTTTGAAGAAATAGTTGTGATGCCTTATTTATAGTTTCTTTTGAAAAAAATATGTAATATTCGCCGTTTTCATCTTTTCTATAAATCGGCTTGTCCGGTATTAATAAAGGCCCCATTAAGATTTTCTTTTCTTTATCTACTTCGGCAAGTTTTATTTCTTGCTTTTTGAGCGCGACAAAGGGGCTCTCAATGGCCGGGTCCGATACAATTGAGATTGCTTCAATTCCGGCTTCAAAATCGTTTTCATCTAAAATTAGTTCTATGATCTTCATAAATATATAACGCGTTTAGTTTTTAAATTTGCATTTACCCAATACTTGCACCCTCAATTATATTACGTTCAAGTTCTTGGCTTGTGGTTACGTCATTTGAAACTACAAATGCTCTAGCCGGTCTTTGGCTTTGGCCACCTATTGCATCTGCTAATTGGTTTGTGCCGCTTTGGCCTACAATATTGAAATCGGGGGGTGTCGGGGCACCGCCGCCGCCGCTTGTATTTGGTACGCTGCCGGTGTTACCTTTACCGCTTGGGTCAATTGATTTAATTGCAGCGATATTTTTTAATGCAACCGCGCCGGCCAAACCGGCTTGTATAAATGGGTATGCCGGAAATACTGCGGTAATTGGTGACTCATTAGCCGTTGCAAAAGCATTCATTGTACCCTGTATACCGCTTATAGTTGCGCTTGCTATGGCCATTGCTTTACCTACCTTACTATCTTTACCGGCTAATTGCCCTACCATATCAAAAGTGGCCTTTGCATCATTTAATGCTTGGTCCAAAAGTTCGGCATCTGTGGCGGCCTCTGCTTGAGCATTTTTATCTTTTACATCTTTTATTTCATCGGCATAGAATTTTTTAATTGCAGCTTTTTCTTTTTCTGTGGCATCTAACAAAGTTAATTCTGCAAGGGCTTCAATTTCTTGTTGCTCTAGTCTTTCAATGTCTGTAATTTCTTTGTGATCATCTTGAATTTTCTTTATAGCATCAAGTCTTATTACTTCGTCAGCTTCTTTTTTATCTGCAAAAGTTTTATCTATTAAATCAATTGCGGTTTTTCTTGCAGTTTCTAATACAAGGGTATTTTCGCCGTACTTTTTAGCTTGTGCAATTAAATCATCATACTTTTTTGCGACCGCTATTTTTTCTTGATTTTGTTTATCAATTAATGATAGGGTAAATTCGGCTTCAAGTCTTCTTATTTCTTCAATAGATTTTCTTTTGGCTTCGGCTTCTTCATCGGCAACTTTTTTTACATCTTCATTTAATTTTTCTTGGTCGGCTTTGTCTTGTAGTAAATACCCATCACGCGTATTTTTTAATTTTCTTAATGCTTCATCGGTAGCTTCAATAGTTTCATCACCCTTTTTTTCAACTTCTTCGGGGTCAAATAACATTGATGAAGTCATTTCTAAAAACCCGGCAGCTAAATTTGTACCCTCATCTAAAACCCCTAATTTTGCTAAACTATTTGTAATACCATCTACTAAACCAAGTATAAGTATCATAGGGGTACTCAAAAAAGCGATAATTCCTTTGGTTATTTTTTGGTTTCTTTCGGCTGCATCAACTTGGGCCTTTTTTTGTCCCTTTTGTTGTTCTAGTAAAAGTTCGGTACTTGCAATTATTTCATCGGTTTGTTGCCGCTTTAGGTCTTTTATTTCTTTTTCGGTTTTCCCTTGTAATTTAAGGGTGTTTTCCATTTGACCGGTTACACCTAGTTGGGCTTGCTGCGCTGCCAAAGTAGCTTGTGTAGATTGCAATTGTTTTTCTTGCTCACCGGAAACACCATCTACAAGGCTAGTTATTTTTTCCCAATTTTCAACAATCAATGCAATGGCTACAACCGCTAAACCAATACCGCTAGATATTAAAGCCGTCTTCATAGCTTTACCGCTTAATTTTGCAGCCTTTGCAACCCCCACGAATTTAGAAGCAAGGCCGCCGGTCATTCTATCCAATGCCCCTAAAGCTGCGCCACCAATTTGTTGCATGCCCGACATTTCTTCTTTGGCCTTTTTTGTGGTTTTTTCGGTTTTCTTTATTTCATTATTTAATTTATTGACATTTTTAACCGCTTTATCGGTTTTTCCAATAATTTCAAATTCTGCTATTTCCGGCATTGTAATTCTTTTTTAAGTTGTTTGTACCCCTCTTTAAATGTTTCAGCAAGTTTATATTTGCCTTGGGCTATTCTTATATTTTCAGTATCACCATCTACAATTTGCAATAGGTCTATAATATCTTTTATCATATTAATGTATTTAAAAGTTCAAATTCTGTTTTACCGGTTGTAAGGTCGGTAGTAAGTGAATTAATTTTATATGTTTCTTGGTTTACTTTAATTAAATTGTTTAATTCAAGATCATAATAAATTTTTAGGGGCAAAACCGCCGAAACTTTTACAAGCCGTCTTCTATTGCTAAAAACATCTTGTATATAAGTTTTATATTTTGTTTCAAAAATAGTATCTACAAAACAACTAGAATTAACCCCACTTTCGCGCGCTAGGTATTCGCTAATTTCACGCTGAAAATGTATTGATGTTTCGGTTGTGCCACATTGTAAAGCTAAAGTATTTGATGGCACAAAATATTTATTTATTTCTGCTACATTTGAAACAACATCAGTATCAATGATTTTCATTCTAGTACCGGTGTTTGAAATTGGGTAAAATATTAAGGGGTCACCATAATAACTTTCAAAATTATCATCTACAAAAAACCCATATTGTATTGTAGTATTACCAATATTACTAGCCGAAGTATCATTGTCAAATAGTCTTTCAAATTGCATGTGCTCAAATGGTGCTATCACGCTATAATCTTCACTTGGCGCATCATAAGTTTGATTGTCTAATGTATATGAAGTAGACCCCCAAGGCGAATTAAATATTTGTTCATATTTTTTAGCCAATAGGGTGCCAAGGCCTTTATATGTAAAATTTACTTTGCGAAATGGCAAAGCTACTTCTACATCAGATTTAGTTACATCTATAAATTCATCAATTACAATAGGTACTTTTGTGTTTGCAGCATAATAACTATCTAGGGTCCTAACTACTAAAATACCTAGGGTATCAATATAGGCGGTCAAATTAAATAACTTAAAAAGACCGGACAAAAAATCTATTATTTTCATCTTTGGTATTTGTTCGGTTATGTTAAATTCACGAACCGCGCTTGTGGCAAATGTGGCTTGGTTTGCATATTCAATACCACCGGTATATTCAATAAAATCTTCATCACGAAATTCATATTCAACGCGCCATTTTATGCCGCCGGCTGCAAATTGCACCAATACATCACTTCTAATTTCTATCGCGTAAGTTCCATTTTCAAAAGCTGTGGTCCATGGTATTTGAATCGGTATTATAGCTTGTTGGCCACCGGGGGTATTTACCAAAATATTAAAACCATTTGGGCCGGTTACTCTCACATCGTATGTGTCCGGGGGGGGGCCACTTGCTACCGGTGTTAAAAGCAATGATACCCTTGGTGATTTTACTGAAAATTCATCACCTACCGATTTGTCAATTGTTAATTGGCCATTTTGAAAACTTGACAATTCAGCCGGTATATTAGAATAATCGCCAAAAGGGTTTTCATTTGCTACGCCATCGTATGTAGTAAATTCAGCATCGCCAAAACTTGTAGTTTCTACATCACCCTTTTTTCTATGCAACCACATAAATAAATCGTGAAATTCTTTATTGGTAGCATCATTAAAAAAATCATCTGAAAAAACAATGCCACTTGCGTAACCATTTGCAATAGTGTATTTTGTTTCAATGGCTTCTATAATAGCTTGTAATCTTAAAGCATACTTAAATTGATTCCAATTGATGCCGTTACCGGTATTAACCGCTACATTTCCATATTGGCTTGAGCTTGCATTACCATTGTAAATCATTCTATCGGTATGGGTAATTAAAGGTACGCAAATATTGTCATTTGTATTTGGTGAGTAATTTTGTATATAGTCGGTTATATTGTTAAAATCGTAAACTTGTGAATATTCATTTAATGTAGCTAAACTACTTAATAAATCATCACCTAGTATGTCTTTTAAATCTACTACATTACCGAAAAATGTTATGTGATAGGTATGGGCTACATTGTTTTTTAAGCCTACTCTATTAAGCTTTATTTTACCATTTTTAAAAGGTGTATTATTTATTTCTAAATATGCCGGGGCCTTTGTTCTTGCATCAAAACCGACTTGAATATTGGAATTATAGTAATGCTTGAATATTTTATTATTTACATTTGATGCCGGTACTGCAAAAGTTTGTGTAAACTCGGTAAAAACCTTTGCGATGTCTTTTACGTTTTGAATCGTTTGTGTAAGTGATACACTTTCATCTTTAAATAGATCTACTCTTTGGTTGTTTATATATAATTGTAGTTGGCGCATACTATCTTATATTGTTT